AAGCCATAGTTGCGGGACATTGCCGGTCAGGATCGGCGGCGGTTCAAGGATCAGCGGCGCGTTGACCGGTTGCGGCGCGACGGAACTGTCGGGAACGCCGCTGGATTTCGCCTGCGTCGGATAAAGCGCCGCCGTCGCCACCCCCTGGGGAAATTCTTCCGCCGTCACCGTCATCGCGCCATCGGAATCTTCCTCGATGTCGACGATGCGCACGACGGTCTTGTTCAACCCAAGCGCCGGATCGGTCAGAGTCACCAGATCCATCGGATCGAGCAGACAGAACTCCATCGACAGCTTGAATATGAAGGTATTGCGGATATAAAGGCCGCGTTGCAGAATCAGTTGCACCGACATCCGCGCGACCTGGAGATCGCAGATTTCATGCGCAGTGATGGTCGAACCGATCCGCAATCCGAAGCGATTGATCGCCGATTGGTCGAAAGCGACGATGGGCCCGGTATTATAGGCGTCGGATCGCACCTGAATTTCGATCGCTTGCTGGTTATGCGCCGAATAGGGATCGGACCGCGTGATCTTTACGGGATCCTCGCCCTCCATGTGCAAGAAGTCTTCATCGGTAAGATCATAGACCGGCGTGAGATTTGGCGTCCACGTCTTCTGGGAGGGCGCCGAACCGCCGGTCACCGCGCCGTCGCCGAAGGGGATGATTTTCAGCAGGCCACCCGACCAAACGGCGGTGGCGTTAGTCAGTTGCAGCCATCGCGCCAGAATCGACGAGGCGGTCTCCGGCATGTTCAGCACCGGACTGATCGCCAGGTAATTGGCCCAGCAATAGGTCTGGTAGGAGCTGTCGCCAGAATTGGCGAAAAGCGCCGTCGCATCGATGGAGGCGGCGGGAAAGCCGACGCCATATTGCGGATTGGTCAGGAAGTCCGAAATCACCCGCGCCGGATCGGCGTCCTGGCCATTGACCCCGGTGGCGTGAAGAATGCCGAACACTTCGAAATTATTGTCGCCGACGCTGGCCGAGGCGCCGAGGTCATAGTTCGCGTTGCTGACATAAGCCACGCCCGGATAGGTCAGCGCCTGCGACGGATAAGCCGCGGACAGGTAGGGCCAGACGCTCTGCGGCGAAGAACCGGCGAACAGGCTCAGGCCCAGGGCGGCGAGATCGACGGGGGCGGTCGAGGTCTGCCAGATATGGCCGATGCCGGCGATCGGCCCTTCGCCGATCCCCATCATGATGGCGCAGCTATAGGAATAGCTCGTCGTCGAACCGCCCCCGCCGCCCTTCCCACCGCCCTTGCCGCCGGAATGTTGCGGATGCGCCTTGAAATTCTGGTACCAGAAACAATTCGGCGCGAGAATATTGGCTCCATAGGCGATGGGAACCGGTACACTGCTCGAAGTCGTCTGGACCTGCAGACCGGAATACTTGGTAATCTGGGTATTGCTGTTTCCAGCGCGCAAAAAGCCCATTATGCCTCCGCCTTTTCAGTCCAGATGGAGAAGTAGGCCAGTTTGCGCTTCGGGTCGGTCAGGGCCGGATTTTGCGTGAGCCTTTCCTCGATGACGCAGCCGGCGTCATGATAGGCGTGAACGATGGCGACGGGATCGATCCCGGTCACGATGCCGCCATGCGAATAGCAGCGGCCATAGCGAAACAGCGCCAGGTCGCCCGGCCGCGGCTCGGCGACCCGCACACAGCGTTGCGTGAAAAACGACAGATATTTTTCATCGTCGCGATGCAGCATCCAGTCGGGATCATAGGGACACGGATCGAAGGCCGGGACCAGCCCGAGATCGACGAAGACCCGCACGATCAACATGCCGCAATCCACGCCGGCGCCACGCACATCGGCGCCGTTATGATAGGGAGTCAGGATCCATTTGCGCGCTTCCGCGACAACCCGATTTCTTTCGTCCAGCTGACGCTGTTCGAGCTCGATCATGCGCAACTCCTATTTACCGCCCTTGGCGCTATTGGAGACCGCCGAGGAAAGCGGCCCCGTCATGATCTGGGGCGGCGGCACGAAGGGAAAACCGCGAAACTGGCTCAGGTTGTTAAAGCGGCTCTGGCACGTCGCCATGGTGCGGTCGCAGCCATACGAGGCGGAAAAAGCATCGCCGGCGGCCGGCGCATGGGGCAAGGGATAGGCCAGTTGCAGCCAGCCGCTTCCCGCCGACTTGATCGTCGCCGTCGCGCCGGTGTTGGCGCCTGACGTGAAGGTAATGGTCCCCTGCTGGTGGGCGGGAGCCGCGCCCGGCCACTCGATCCACGTCTGCGTCGAACCCGCGACGACATTTCCCGTCGTCGAATAGGTTCCGGCGACGACGCCGCAATTGGCGTCGTAAAGGACATGCTGGCAATTCGCCTGATAGCAGTTGCGCGGCATGTCGATGTCGAGCAGCACGAGATCGGAAGCGACCGTCATTTGCGCCGTGCTGCGTCCGATCGAGTCGATCTGCGCGACGCGCCCCTTGAACAGCACGACCGAACCGATGGGAGGCTTCCCCCAGGCGGTGAAAAAGGCCTTTTCGCGCTGAATTTCCGCTCCGTCGAACAGCCCCTGCTGCAAGGCCTGCAGGAAGGGAACGCCGCCGATCGTGTCGCTCGCGCGGGCAAAAATCGTCACCTGCTGGCTGTCGACATTGACCCCGCGGGAGGCGCGATATTTCAGGCCCGAGATCAGGATCGAATTGGCGAGATAGGTGAAGCCGTTGAGCGCGACGGGAAGGTCGAGATCGGTGTAGGTCAGCACGGCGCCATTGGCGAGCCAGAGGGTGAAACAATCGGCTGTCAGCAAAGGCGCGTCCGAGGTCGGGCGGAACGCGTTGAGAAAAGCCACGAGAGCGGGAGGAGCGGATTTCATTCAGCGCACCTGACGGAATTTGAGGCTCTTGGCCCGCCACAGGCCAGACATGAAATTCTCGAATTCCGCCTGGTCGTCGAGAAAGCGGCACTGGAAGGCATAGGCGAAACTGGCGGCAATCGGCGCGCCGCTCGCCGGCGCCGAAGCGAAGACGATCGTGTTCGGAGCGGTCCATGTATAGGCTGTCGCGGCGACGCCGTTGATCGTCACGTTGGAAACCGACGTGACGTAGGAAACAGGCTCCAAATAGCCGCCGATGGCGCGACCGAAAGTGAAGGTCGTGGTCGATCCGTCGCCGATGGCGATGACCTGATTGGCAACGGCGTTATCCGTCGGATCGGCATAAAGGAAAGTTCCGAACTGGCCGCCGCAGGAGAGAAAGAAGCCCATCAGGGTTTGCAGCGATTGCGATTGCAGGCCGGCGTTGGCGCCGGAGGAATCGAGACCGTCGAAGGTCAATTCGAACGCATAGAGCGCATGGGCGTAAAGCCCGACGCGCGCTTCGCGCCCCGAGGAATGCGAAGCGACCCGCGTCGAGAAGGTCGGCGTTTTGACGACGCTCCAGCCCTGTCCGGGCAGGATCGGAAAGGTTGGAAGACTCACGCGCGCACCGTTTCAAGCTTGAGAGATTTCGAGGCCCAAAAATCGCTCATGAACTGCTCCAGATCCGCGCTGTCGTCGGCGAAGCGCGTCAGATGCGCGGCGATGAAATCCGTCGTCAACATGGCGCCGGAAGGCGGCGCGACGGCGAAAGTAACCATTGCCGGCAGGATCGAGACGCCATAGGCGGTTGAAGCCAGGGCTTGGCCATTCAGATAGACCGTCGGAGCGCCGATCAGCGCCTGGACGTTCTCGCCAAAACCGCCAATGGCGCGCCTGAACAGGAACGACTTGGTCACACCGTCGCCGATCCCCAAAGGCGCGCCCGCACAGGCGCTCAGGTCGGACGGCGGCGCAAACAGGAAAGGTTGCGCCCGACCGGCATGAGCGCCGATAAAGCCAATGACCTGCTGCAATTCCCGATGACTCGCATCGTCTCGCAACAGACCGAAGCTCAGCTCGATGTCATGGAGCGGGCGGACCATGCGGGCGGACCGCGCCTCGCGTCCTGAAACATGGGCCAGGACGCGGGTCGAAAAGCGCGGCGCATAGGCGACGCTCCAGCCTTGTCCCATCAGCATCGGGAAAACGGCATAGGATCCGGGGCCCGGAGGCGGATCCGCCGGAGGCGGATCGAGCATCGGCCCCTTGCCGCAGATCCAGTTGCCGGTCGACCAATTCCCGCCGTCGCTCCAGACGCTGGCGTCGAGGGGAAACACCGGAAAAGGCCTTGCGTCCCAGTTCCAGGCGCAACAGAAGGGCGTGAAAATCATTGGAACGCCCGAAGCGGAAGTCTCGTTATTCGCTCCCGCGCTCCAATAATCATGCACCGCCTGCAGGGCCATGTCGGCGAGCAGGTCATCGCGCTTCGGCGCCCAGGCGCCGCTGTAAGGCCCCTGCCAGAGCGACCAGAACGGCGTGCCGCTTTCCGTCGATTTGGCGTCGAAAAAGACATTCGGCTGATTGGTGCAGCGATCGACGCTGGCGAAACCATATTCGACGAAGACGATCGGTTTCGACTGCGGCTTCCAGGGCGTCGCGGGTCCATGCGGCGCCCAGCCGAGCCCATCGCCCGCGTCATAGACCGCCTGATGGGAATTGTTCCACCACCAGCGCAGCGCCTTTCGCGCCAGCAATTGCTGTTGGGGCGCAAAGCCATTGCGCGCCTGCGCCAAGCGGTCGCCTTGCGGCAGAGTGCAGCGCTGGTCCGTCCCGAAAGGATCGAATCCCATGCCACCGCTATTGCTGTCATTGTAATACCAGCTGAAACCTTCGCCGCCCTCGATATTGGCCCGAAGATAGGCGCCGCTGTAGATCATCGGCGGCCCCGAGAGACCCAGACCGTTCATGGTCTCGCTCGACGGCGGCCAGGAGGCCGGCGCGGGCGCATCCCAGTTGTCGCTATCCAGTCCGCCGCTTTCGAGCGTCCAATCCGACAACGGCAGATAATTGTCGAAGGAAACCACGTCGATGTTCGGCGAGGCGAACAGCTGGTCGAGATGCGGCCATTGGCCGTTGGCGTTCGCATGTTGCCAGCCGTTCCAGCTCGACCAGTCGGGCGAATAGGCGATCAGATTTTTATAGGTCGACAGGTTCCTGGTCAGGCCGGCGCTATCGAAGACACCGCGCACATCGGCCGCGAGCTGAAACAAACCGGCGACAAACGGATAATCCCAGATGGCGGCGCCATTCGCGTCTGTCGTCCCGGCTAGCGTCCAGTCCGGTCCGCGCAAGGTTTCAAGGCCGCGCATTTCCGAGCCCAACAGGAACAGATCGACGCCGCCGGCCAACACGCAAAGATTGGCGTAATGCAGGATGAAGCGCCGGAAGGTGAAATCGGTCGAAGGACCGGAATAGCCAACCGTCAGATTGACCGGGTCACACGAAAATTGCGCTAGCGACGCCGGGCCGAGGAAAGCGTTCACCGCCGCCGTCGTCGCC